CCAGGCCACGACAGGCGTTTTTTATGCGTTTCTCGTGATTTGGTAAGGATTTGGTCTAAACTGTGATGTGTGAGTGATTTAGACCAATTCGAGGGCATGATTAGAGCGAGAAGTTACCTGTATTTTACTCGGAATCTGAGAAATCATACTCGTCACCATTTGATGCGATAGAGATGAGGTTAACTTGGTGTTTAAAGATGACAAACTTTGATTATAAAATGGAGTCACATGGATTTGTACACATAAAAAACGTATTTCCGAGAAAATCAATTGAAATCGTTTCTAATTATTTACAACAAATCGACTTCGATGAAAAATCAATAGAATATAATGATATAAGTTACGATGACAAATATGGCATCATTAAACATTTAAAGTGTGAAACGATAGGAATGAAAGATTATTTAGTCGGATATAATTTCAATGTTAATAGCGACCAACGAACGGTAATTCAGATGTACTACACTGGGCTGGACGGTGACGTCGGTGATATGCCGAATCCCTATGTAGGGAAGTTGTGTTCAAATGACACTATGCATAATGTTAAACAATTCTCTAGGAGAAATAAGCAGATGATAGAAAACCTTTTATCCCAAACTAATGAGCTTTACCCATACTTGAGTAAGTACCCCAAGCATGATTATACTAAATTATTCATCAACGAACCCGGTTGTAAAGACCAAGAACTACATTGTGATGATCCTGAGGACATTGAACGGGAGAAGATGTATATTATCATTCCATTGAATGATTGTGACACAGACATGGGCACTACTATATTTTATGACGCGAATCATGTCGGGAAATATTTAACCAATGATGAAAGCTGGTATAATAAAGGTCCTCTCGAAAATCTCAATGGTAAAATTAAAGAAGATTTTCGATTAGCTGAGTACAATGTCCCGTTTCAAATGGGAGACGCTGTGTTATTTTTCGGAGATTCAGTTCACAGGGGTACATGTAATCGGTCAGACAAAAATAGACTTTTTCTTCACCTGGCCTTTCGGGACCATTCGCGGCCATGACTGGAGCGAAGCGACATATGATTCATGATTTTGGGATCTTTACATTTCAATTATTTCATTTCACCCATTTTGATCTTACATATGTAACAAATATAAGTACACTCTTAAATAAATCTTTATCTTTTATAAAACATTTTCTGAAAAGTAAAGTTTAAATTAAATTCTATGTAGTACTAATCTCTCTTGAGAGTTCCACTATGATTACATCCCGCTCTTGTTGATAACTTTCAATTATTCTATGTAAATTACCTCTTTCGTCACGGATACGTTTATTGTATTCTAATTTATACCATTTATAAATAGAATTTATATCACAATTAGTATTTTCTTTTATAGCTTCTTCAGTGTATTCACGGAGTGAATGGAACTGCATATCAATAGCAAAAGCCTTTATTGCATCAGTCTTCATTTGGGGTGATAACCTTTTCCGAAAACAAAGATTATCCATTAATCTTCCCAACCTTTCAATTTGTATAACGTGTGTATGTAAATTCAATTCAAGTTCTCTGTAACGATCAGAATGTTGAAATATATAATTGTTATCTTCTGAATGTATATATTTGTGAACCTCTTTGATAGAGTTACACATCTCTAGATAAACCCCCTCAGACAATTTATCCGAGATGGTATCTATCAACTGCATAAGACGAGTTAAATTTTCCATCTTTAGACATTATATTTAACATATGTTGTGTGTAACTTAGGTTTTTTACACCATATTCAGTCCCATTTACAAACAGATATCGTATGTAATTATATGGTTCATATATATTATCATAACGATTGTTCATCATAAAATCAATATCAATCCATGTCATTCGAAGTATTATATCAAGTTCTTCACATGGAATGTTAGGATATTTCAACATCATATATTCATATCGATTCTGAACAACTTCCAAACATTGAATAACAATATCACCATAGTCATCCATAAGCTCATCGAATATAAGAGTCACTAAATCCTTGTAGGTCTCTTCTTGCTTTTCTCGATGCCATCTCTTTTTCATTTTAAGAATTCCTTTAAAACACATAGATGCGCGACACATAGGACATGACGCATTTCCCTTCTTGTACCAAGACTTGGTGCATTCAATACAAAATGAATGTCCACATGTGAATTTACAACACGCTTCACTTTCGTAACAAATTGGGCATTCTATGGACATTACAGGTCAATTTTTCGTTCTCAATACGGAGGAGTTCGTTATCCGCGATGAGGGCGATGTACTCTACTTATTTATCATTAAAATATTTCTACTTAGGTTTAATCCATTTTTTAGTTCCTTTAGCCCATTTGGCAATCTTCTTGAGACTCCATGTATTGCCAATCTGGTCATTAATTCGCATTTTTTTCAAACGATAACGAGTCGCTCCACGAGTTGGTGGTAGCTGAATGTATCCACGTCGTATAGATAAACGCTTGCCATCTGGTCCCATAGTTTCTAGAATGTATGGGAAATACTGCTTGAAATACTTCCATTGGATAGTATTACGACTACTTTTAGGAACATACTTGTAGATTACACCCCATATGAACCGTTTTATGTATTCCAGACGCTCACGTGAGTCCTGTGGACCCGCATCAACCATACCAAGGTCAGCCATCATGGCATGAAAGGACTCCATATAACAGAAATGATGCTGTGATAACTCATCAAATTGTGAGATCATAAAGGCTTCTTCCATGTACTTCTTGGGGACACCACCACGACCACCAGCATAATTCGTCTTTTTGAAATCATTAAATGATTGTGACACAAATCCACCTGTGGGTTGAGGGTTCAAATTCTGACCAGAAGTGTTTTGAATACGGCCTACACACCCAAAAATGGATCCAGTAACGATTTTATACTTACTCCCAAGAGTCGCCTTGAGAGGCTCTTGAAAATCAGATTCACTATCAGTCATCGAATCGTAAATTCGAGCAGTTTTCTTTTTATGATCAATACGAGCCATCCCATAATGACCAGAACCGTCGGGATAAGAGTGTTCCATTAACATATAATCAACATCTGAACGCGTTCCAGTGAATGAAAGCTTACGCTTGAGCATCGTACTAGTCTTACGAAAGAAGTAATTGAACTTTTTACCAGACTCTAACTGGATATCCTTGGCGATACGCTCAAAGACCCCCTTCTTATGAAGGTAATATTTCGCAACTTCCGAAGCATCCTCTATCGCAAGGAGGTTTTTCGCTCGAGAATTGGTCTTGATTCGGGATTCGATAAAATCATTGGTGTCTATCTCATCAGTTTCATCTTTGATCCTCAAAAGTTTATCTCGATTAGCCTTATTTTTTAGTAATTTGATGGGGGTTAGGGACATATTACTTTACTTTTAATCAATATTTTTTTTAACTTAGGTTTTATATTAGAAAATTAACTATCTATACTGTCTCACTCACCATACTATGGAAATGTTCACAAAAGTTTTGAAGTTTGGGGAATATTTCATCATTCCACTTGTCATTATTCTTCTCAATGAGGTACCCCTTCCTCAATTCGTCGTATTGTTCAATCAGACGACAGTACTGAATGTCCTTCAACATCTGAAGATAGGTCTGACACTGAACATTCTCATAGTCCCTAACCCTCCCAAAGAGTTTATTCGCTCTATTCTTAATCTCAACAAGCGTTTTAGTCCCATCCTCATTGTTTTGAATCCTATCCACCCGTCCAACAATCTTATATACAGTCCCCTCAATCTCACAAATCTTCATTTCATAGAATGTATCGTCTCGAACCAGGTTATAGGTGTCAGTATCCGCCGTTTTATCCTCATTTCGAGTACCATGCTGTGTAAAAAGAGTCTTACGAACATGGTCCTTCGCCAAAACCATGTCTTTGGGAGCCAATCCAGAAAATTCGATCTGGTGATACAGTGCACGAACCTTCTGATTCACATCAGTACTCGAATTCGACTCAAATGTTGTAGCCGCTTCAAGGATTTTTTTGGTCGATTCATTAGAATTCAAGATCTCAAGTGACTGCTCCTCTACAGTTTGCCCCTCAAATGTAGTGGGGACGTACTTTTTCCACAACTCCTCAACGAGTTCAGGCTGTTTCTTAAACCCAACGCCAATCGCAGAGGCTACAGATGAAGCCCCTATGATGATTTGTGGTACACCAATTGGTTTTAAGGACCTCGTATGACCCATGAGGTATGGATATACACGCCCACATGCGATACAATCAGCAAGTGAATTGTGAGCGTTCTCGAAATCTTCTCCAAAGATCTCTTTGTAAAGTAAACCAAGTCGAATTGGTTTAAGAAAACGTTCCTTGTATAATTTGAGTGTACAATTGAAACTGATATCATCAATCAAGTCAGAATTGATATTGTGACGAAGCATCTCGGAGCGAAGTACACTCACATCAAATTGTGCATTATGGGCTACCATATTTGTAGTACGGGGGCCAACAAACTTCATAAAATCCATGAAAACCTCTGTGAATGGTCTACCTTCTTTGTTAGCACGCTCTTGGGTGATACCATGAACGTCAATAGAGCTTTGACCAATCTCAAAATCAGTTGGGATAATGATCGAATCGAATGTATCAAGAAGTCGACCCCGATGTGAGAAACGCGCAGCGGAGAGGGAAACCCCACGACACGTATCATAATTCTTCAATGTTTCGTGTGTCACTTCAACATTTCGGCGACCGGTAGGTAAACCGGATGTTTCGAAATCGAATGCAATATACTGCATACAGGCCATTACTTGAAATAAACTTAAAACTTTATATAACTTAGGTAAGTATAATGTGTTTGAGCTGGTTGTTCCTTAAAAGAAAATCCAAGATGATAGATTTTATAAAAAAGTTCGAATGTTCTTGCGACTTATGTGGTGAAAACTGTAAAAATGTGGAAGAACTCGTAGTACATATGGGATATCATAAAATAGATGATATTAATCGAAGACTAATAAATGATTACGGGACTGTGAGATGTAACAAGTGTTGGAAAACCTTTCGCTCAGTTGTAGATCTATGTAATCATCAATGTTTTCAGGATAACTCCACGATTAATGATCTTTCACGGGCTGCGAGTTGCGATAGTCTTTCTTCTGTTGTGGTTCGTGAGTAAATTTACAACCACCTATACATTTACATTCACCGAATAATGCATAAAATTGTGCTTTAGTAGGTGTATAACACCACAAAGGTAAGTTAATATCTTTGTACATAAACCTAATCATTCTATTTTTGTAAATACTCATATATTTATAACAACATATTCTTCTAAGGCCATTCTGGTGGAGTGTCATCCTTCTCTCTAACAGACCATCTACCGTTAAGTAAAGCGTTACGACGCTCCCAATCAGTCGTTTTAATAGTCTCCGTGGGTGGTGTTAAGAGAATTCCATCATCCACGATTCGACATGTATAGTCACCATGTTCACACGCGAAGTCGAGTTCAAAGTGTGAAGCAAATTGAATATACGATGAGCGTTGCATTTCAGCATCGAGAAGCATTTTGTATCTAAACACATCATCAAAGTTTCTCCACGCCACGATACAATTTTCGGGTAAACCCTCACTGTTCAATTTACGGAGTGCATAAATACCTTCTTCTTCATTGGGTTGGTGAAAAGTTATGATGTGAAGTAAATCATGGGAATCGTCTTCACTTAACAGCTTTGTATTTTGTTCATCAATTGTCAGATAACTCCTGCATACACGAGAAACCTTGCGTCTCTTGTATGTAGTAGGTACACGGGGAATGGGAAGGGGAGCTCGGAGGGCAAACATTTTTAGATACTTTTATAAAAATTCTAGTTCTACTTAGGTGTGCCTCTCGGTAATCATATATTCCGGGTACAGCTCACGCATCATCCTCTTTTGACGAAGATACACATTTCTTTTCTCACTGGGACACATAGCCTCGGTGACAAAATCGATAACTTTCTCCTCGTGTCTAACATCCACTTGAATCATGTAACCTGAAACCATAGCTTCGTGTACATCTAGATACACTTTAGGCGTAGGGAACAAGATGTTCTCATTGAGGGCCATTGATTGGATATGACGGCCGAGGACAGCCAAACGGGTTCTAGCGATGGTTATTGCGGACATGATCGTTTAATTCTCCGGTGATCCAAATGAGACTCAAGATTACTCTTGCGTTTTTGAAAGTCTCGTTAAGAGTGTTCATTAATTGATTTTTTATATAGTTTTAGGTTCACTTAGGTTATCATGGACGAGTTTGTGGTTCCCTCTTCCTTTCGCTTATCGAGAACATGAAGTTATCTTATTTATAATTTTTGTTGTATAATCCTCGTTCAATTTATCGGTAAAATAATATTGATCATGTAACCATGTAAGAGTCCTAGAGTCAAGTTGAATTACATAATTTTTACCAATTCCTCTACCATTTATACCTTGCCCTTGACGGGGAACCAAGTCATTTTTATCACCATACAAATATTTGAGTAAATCAAAAAATTTATAATTTATACCCTTAGCTGTCTGATTCATGTGAAGACCGTATGTAGTCCAGAGAACATTGGGGTTTTCTAAATTTTTAGATGGATCAAACTTCACTAATTTTTCACCATCAAACCTCAATGGAGTTCTAGTACCGACTTGTAACTTGTAGAGATGATTTGGTTCACGTTTTTCAGTATTTAAAAACATCACATCGTTTCTAACGAGTTGATTTTTCATAGCATTTAAATATTTTTTAGAATTTGTATAATTTTTCATCTTAGCTGGTACACCAACAGTTTTGTTTCCATCTCGAACAATGGTCTTTAAGGTATGAGTTCGTCCGTGGTTCATAGATACAAGAGCTTCTGCGAATGTGCGATAACCAAATGTTTTTGATTCACCAACATTAGCAAAAACTACACGTCTTCTCAAAAGTGCGTCATCTATTTTACCTCTAAATCCACATGCACCTTTTACACTCCCATGTTTTGTCATCGCATCCCATACAAAACGTGAAAATAGTGATTTAGACTTAAATGCTTTGAATGTGTTAGGATTATTGACCATATTTTGAAGTGATCTATTGGATAAAGAATTGTGGTCAGCTGGACCCGCTTCTAATGTTAAAAATAGTCCATGTACTCGTTTTGTAGCGTACGTTGATTTAAATGATCCAATGAGTTTTCGTAGTTCTTTTGGTATAAGTTTTATAGTATTTTTAGTTTTACCTAGAGTAGCAATATAACTTTCAAAACTTCTTAGTCTGCTGTTTTTATTATTCGTTGCCTGGTGTTTTAAATAAAATGTGATTGCCCTCACAGCATCAAGGTCCTTTAATCTTTCACTGAGTATCTTATGAAGATTTTCAATGTAAGATTTAACTGAAGTATCACTACCCTCAGATGTTGTTTGTCCGGAAAGTCCTATGAAGGTATCTTTACTACAAAGTGATAAAACATCATATACTTTATCTTTATTCTCTACTAATCCATTGAACGCTGTATTTTCATTTGGTGTATTTGCTTGAGATCCACCCGCGCATATCAACTGTAATCCACGTAAGAAGGATAACTGTGTTTTACTCAAACCTGAATATGTATATCTTTTAACACGACTACAAATCATTCCGTATTGTTTTAATAGTTTCTCATATGGTTTTATATTAAAATTTTTCGGTAATTGAGTTTTAAATTTATTATAGTCGTTTATGAGATTGATAAAGGAATTCAGTGTTTCATCACTTATCAATGTTGGATTGAATGCATTTTCGGATCTTCCCACTCGTGCATTAAACTTACTTCTGGCACTAGCAATGTTAGTATTTCTTTGTGCTTTCGTTTTAGGAACAACACTATGTAAGTATGGATATTTATAAATCTTATTTATATTGTTCACTTTGTTGGGGCGTTCGCGCTTTAATGTGTTACGATTTGAGTCGTTTATTGGTCTAACATTTCTAAGTGTGGGTGTGGGTGTGGGTGTGGGTGTGGGTGTGTTTTGATTATTTCGAGGTGTGGGTGTGTTTTGATTATTTTGAGGCACAGGTCTAGCACGAGCCGCGAGACGGTTATTGTATTGTCTTAATAAACTGTTAAGAGGTCCTCTATTTGGTGGTTTTTGTGATAGAGCATTCAAAATGCCATTAATTCGTGTATTTCGTTCATTTGTTCCCTTCAAAGAATTTACGACTTTCTGGATAGTGTTCCGGTTCAATCCTGAGTTAACAAATCCAATTTTCTGAGAATCGGTTAAACGTAGAGTATTAACGTAACTCTGTTTTTCCGCGCGAGTTCTAGCTGGTGTAGACATATCTATTATCACCTGAGAATTAAATTGTCGCGTTAAAATAAATGATTGGGTTTATACTAAATTTGTTATTCAAACCCAAGCCAGAACTCCCCCCTATTCCAACAGAAACACAGCAAATGAAACTAAATAGGAGCGTAGCACTAGAAACTAAGTCTATGAATGAACGAAAAAGACGCCCAACTCATCTACAAGGACATTGGCTTCATAAATTATGTGGTCTAAAACGCAATATAGTGTTAGTCAATAAGACTGATTATCATATAAAATTCATACTCAAAAAGATTCCTTCATGTAAATGTTTCATGTCAACCTTTAAAATTGTCGCACCGGGTGGTGCTGGTATAGAGGGTAATTTTGAGAGTCGAGAAAATCAAGAAACTCAAGTAATATTATTGGGGCCTATGACAGATGAATACATAGATCATGTCGTGTATCCACTTCCAAGTAAAAATGTACTCGTCACCTTGGAAATAGAGGGAAAAATGATGTTTACAAATAGGAAGATGGGTGCCTACGATAAATATACCTGTCGTAACCACGTATTTTTTAGGGCTGCATAATTTAATTCTCAGGTGATAGTAAATGCGTAATAGGATACCAGCAAATTACATGATACCTGGTGGTTATAGTAGCGGGAACAACAGCGGAAGCAATAATGAGGGAAACAATAAGACCGGGTTACGCACCGAAATTAGAAATCTATACGGTGGTAAAAATGGATTCCTAAACAATGGGGAGATAAACACACTCGTAAACAAATACAATGGTAAGAATACCATGAATGTTAAAAAACAAGCGTACAGTAAAGCATCCACTAAATACATGAACTATATGGCAACCACTTTTACACAAGATGTGATCAGAGAAATTAGAGCGAAGATGAAATCATCTCCCAAATGTCCAACTGGTGTAGTAGGGGGTGGACCCACTTTACGTGGCATGGCTCGTGCTGTCACGGGTGGTGTTCGAGCCGCGTGTGGTGGACCAGGTAAGCCTAAGTGTAAGACAAAGACTAAGATCAATAAGATGAGACACCTCACAAATGAGAATAAGAAAGAATTTCAGAATAGAATTAATAATGGTGAAAATCCCAAAAAGGTTTTAACTGCAGCAGGGGCAAGACGCAATCTTAGATAAGGTCTAATGAGACTCATGTATTTTTTGAAAGTCTCATTAAGGGTGTTTATTAATTAATTATTTTTTATTAAGCAAATGACTTGGTGGTTCCCTCTTCCTTTCGCTTCTCACGACACGCATCATTCTTTTCCTTCTTAGCCTCAGACTTCTTGGGGTTCGCCTTCGCCTTGTTCTCCTGCTTGATTTTCTTCTTCTCAGAATCAGTGAGCTTGTCTTTCATAGTCTTATCGATCGCCATATATTTGTACATCATTTTAAATCTATAAGTCCTATTTAAAGCTTAATACCATGTTCTAAATAATATGGAGATTAACGTCGCACGTGTAAATAATGGTATCTATGACGTATGTATCATATCAAACGATGAATATATAGGTCCCGCAATTGCTCGAGGGCACGAGTGGGATTCATGGATGCGTCGAGATGTGCGCCTATGGCATAAACATGGTACAGACATACTTGATATAGGCGCGAATATCGGGTATAATACATTGATGTTTTCAGATTATGGTCCGGTAATCTCATTCGAACCCGTGTTTTATGAAATTATAAATCAAAATGTAAACAATAATGCACTCAGGTACCCTGTCGAGGTTGTTCCACGTGCCTTATCAGACGAAAAAACTGTATCTAAAATACATATTCCTTCACATGCGTGTACAGAATCAAGTACATTGATCAATTATGGTGGAACAAGTTTTCATCATCCAGACGATTGGAAAGGGGAGGGTATTGATGTACATTGTGATCGCCTGGATGATATTTATACCGGTACACCCTCTTTCGTAAAGATTGATGTTGAAGGTCATGAACTACATGCGCTAAAGGGTGCACAAGAAACCCTCAAGAAACATAAACCCACTGTACTCATCGAGATTCACAATTTCTCCGAAGATAATGAAGTACATAAGTTTATGAAATCATTGGGGTATGGTGAACCAGAAAAAAGACCTGAAGTTATGTTCATTTACAAAACATTCGCTTAGAATACCCGATAACCGCACATGTCCAGTCGTCAAACTATCATTTACTATCAATTGGGATTTTATATCGAGCAAAAGACATTTTATCCATCATGTAATATATCTGATACGCCTCAACAATACTCTCTCGTCTATATTCCTCTGGCATACATTCAGGTATACCTTCCCGTGAATAATATGCCGTCTCACTCTTATGCTCCTCGAAGTGTGATGGGTGATTATGATACAACCATTCAAGATGTCTCGCACATGTATGTATTTTGCCATATCTACGCGTATACTCGAGGGTCAATGCGATCCCGATCTTACACGCGTACATATAGTTTTCTAAACTGGATCCAATCCACATGGTCATAGGATGCTTTTTGTGTGCCGGACGATATCCCCGTCTTGTTCCATCTTTTATAAATGGGGCACATGTGTGAATAATCTCTTCTTCACCTGAAAAGTACCAAGCAGTATATAACATCTGACATATCTCAAGTTGAATCTTAACCACATGTTGGTCACATGACATATTAGCAATTTCAATGGGAATCAATGAAAGAAAGAAAATGTTCATTTTTGTAATCCTCTGTGTTGTATACACGAACTTCTACGTTGCCAAAGTATACAGAGTCGTCAGTGAGTTTCCAGATTTTTTTCACTCTTTTGTTGGTTTGCGTGATAGGTCGCTTCTTTTAGGGTGTTAAAGAAGCCACGATCGAGTATAAGGTTACAGAGAATAACGTTAGTGATAAACATATTAGTGTGGTTTATAACAAAATGATAACTACTTAGGTTATTATTCTCCATCTGATAAGAAATCATCTTCGACGACTTCATCATCGTCAGCGTCGGGTTCAATATCCATCTCTCCATCTACAATTTCTTCATCTTCTTCATCCTCTTCGGGTTCATTTAATTCAATAATGACTTCATCTTCCTTCTCCTTCTCCTTCTCCTTCTCTTCTCTCTTCTTTTCCTTCTCTTCTTCTTTCTTCTTTTCTTTTTTCAATCTTTTAACATGATCTTTATCAAAAATATTAATAAATACTTTGTCTATACGTTGTGCCAAACGTTTTTGTTTTTCATTATTTTTTTTCATATTTTCCATAAATTTTTGACTAAAGCCATGTGCTTTATAAGCTTGTAATATTGCCTTGAATGGTGGTTTAATCGCTCGTCGATAATACGAGTTATATAAATCCCATATACTCGCACTGAGTTTTACACGTACGATACCATTTTTCAAAATACGGAGTCTCATATATACTCGATCGGGTACATCTAATTCGACTTCTGGTGTTTTTTCAGGTATTGGTCGATGTTCATACACAGGTAATTTTGGATCGACATATGGTATACCCATTTGTTTATTATTTGTTTTCAGAAGTTTTAGATAATCGTCATATTTATAAACAGGTCTCTTTGGGTAAGTGACATGTTCAGGATATGTAGATCTACAGATACTATATAAGAAACTCCCTTCTGCAGGCTCACCCACTTTTTGAAGTGGTGGGCATTTAAGAGACCTCGAGGGGGGTTTCTGCTCCATTGTGGAATTTTGTGACATCGTCTCCTAACTTAGGTTTCATAAAATATTCAAGTTCACAACGAATCACACGTTCCGCCTGATGATTGACATGTGTGTGATATGGTCCCCATAGCTCTATAACTTTACGTTTCTTATCATACCACATATAATCGAGTTCTAACCGATGGGTTAACCAGTAAAACTTTTTACCCGTCTTACCAATAAACGTAAAAAGACGCTCCTCATCATATTCTGATACGTCCATTTGGGAGTAATGGGAGTTTGGGGGGTTGTAGGGTGCCATCGTTTTTCTTAGCTAATGAACGCTCCTTTTGTTTAAGCATATTTCTTACATGTTTTTGTGAATATGTTTGTCTACAACTTTTCTTATCATTTTTAGTCACGCGTTTGTTTGGTTCTTTATACTCCATAATGATATATATTACAAAATGATTTATTATACTTAGGCTTCATATTCATCTTCACAATCATTTTCATCAACTAGACTCACATCACTTTCACTTTCATCACTTTCGATATCGGAAGCTGTGTAATCTAAATCTTCACTGTCGTCTATGAGCTCATAACCATTCATAACCTTTGTATATAAATGTGTATTTTCAAGATCATCTGTATCATAAAATCCAGAAATAGATTCTTTGGCAATTACTTCAACTGTATTCGCGAAATCATACATATGATACTTATTCTTTTCTAAAAACTGTACAGAGTATGTAATATCACAATTATGAACTATTCGCGCTAATTGAGTTGTTCCATCATCACAATGAACATCTACGATCATATCTAGATTGAATGAAATTTAAATCTTTAATAATATTAATGGATACTCTTAAAGAAATAGGTATACAGTATATATCGGGCCGTGTCATTAACATTAATGATGCTGTAATGTTCGATATAGATGATACCTTGATATATACAGATGGTACTCCAATAAAACCTATGATTGAACTCTTATATATAGCTAGGCATTTGGGGTATAAAATTGTACTTATTACAGCCAGACCTGGAATAAAGTCAGTTATCGATTGGACTATAAATCAACTTGGTAAATTTAATATTCCCAGTGACTATCTAGGATTTACTAGTGCGAGTACTAAAACACTTATGAAGAAGCAATTACCGTATAACTTCATATTATCAGTAGGTGATCTGGAAACAGATCTAACAGATTCTGAACATAAGCTTAACACTTCCAATTTTTTCCACAGTTAAGACAACTGACAAACACTGTCATAGGTTCATCAGCTGATCGTGTTTGCATTTGGTAATAGGATGTCTTCATAGATCTACATTTCCCACATTTAAACAATCCATCTTGATTTTGTATCTCCTTAACGATGGCTTGTTTTCTTAAATCTATATGAATCTTCTTTTCAACCTGTTTTGCGCATGGGCCATCGAACCATAATTGTTCTGGTCTCATACCAATAACATCTAGAGTTTTAACCTTTTTATCCAATATATTTTTTTTTAGTTCTGGGGAATTGCGAATATTATACTGAATCTGTAAAAATTTATGTTTATAAATATTTACAAATTTATAATTCTCCCATGCGGCGTCATTACAACGACTAATTGAATAATTCAATATATTTTTTTCCATATTTACACAGATAACATCATCTATCGGTAATTCTAATAGATCGGATAAACGAGTGATGACAAAATCACGAGTAGGATTTTCCATATTCTTGTATAATACTCTATGTACCCTTTTAATACAATTTTAGTGATAAATGTGAATTTATCAGTGAAACCATATTTACTTAGGGTTTGGGAAGACCTTTATAAGGATCATTACGCTTGCAATCCCCCATATTTTCAGGAGAGCATGTATCGAAAAAAGCTCCCACGCGGCGAGCGGGGTTAGTGTCCACTAATCCATACTTATAATCAGCTTGTTGCGCTCGGTACTTCTCACTGAACACAAATCGAGGGTCATTTCCTGGTATAGAACCCTGACAGCTGATGAAATACACAATCAAAAGCAAGGCGATTGTGAGAAGAAATATTGTTCTACGCTCCATTATTAATATATCTTTTATCAATATTTTTTTATATAATGAGAGTAAGATGACGAAAGCCGTTCTTATACATGAAACACTAAATCATATAGAAGAAATCGACATTGATATTGAACCATCGAAAAACGAAATTTTTAAAATACTTTTGGGGAGAGCTACATTTATTGGTCAATGGCCTGAAATAGATGTTGTCATCATGAAACCTGAACATGGTCTCATAGAAAATGATAATGTATTACCACACCCATTTCATGGAGAAGATGTGAAAGGTAAAGTCTTACTCATGCGTATGGATGAAAATTCAGAACCACAAGATTTTACATTACATGAATATACATTACTTCACCCCCGGGATGAAGGCATCCTCATTTAGGACAGCATTCGCATACTTCATACATAATTGGAAATGTATATACGCCCAATCTGTAGGGAGTTCAAGTGTAGGTCTTCCTGGTAAAGGGTTGTCATGAACGAAACTCATAAGATTAATCTTAGCACCATTCATCGACTGACCAGTTTTATTACCAACCACCTTAAGCCATATCACATGTTCCTCATTTTTACAATCAAATCGGGTGACAAAATGTGCCATATATATTAGATAGGTTTCTTTTCTATAAGTAGACGCGCACTTGGATCAGTTACTGTAGTCCATTTAGGTCTCCATATTTCAGATATAAGGTGATCATTATGTTTTCCATACAGTTTCCAGAAGATGTTTCTATACAGAGCTTCTTCTTTTGTAATTGGTGTATTGTGACCATGTGATTTTACTCGCGTTTCCTTGAATAACATTTTATCGATGTTATCTTCTGCATATTTTTTTACTTCGTCTACCCAATTCGTCCCGACTGCGTCACTCATTCCATCCTTTTGTCTCCACAATACTTCGTGTGGGAGATACCCTTCAAATGCTTCACGTAGTATATTCTTTTCAATGCTCGCGACTTTGTCATTTTGATTCATAGTCATACATAGTTCAATAAAATTCTTATCAAGAAATGGTACAATCAAATCGAGACCATGTGCACCCGCACATCTATCCGCACGTAACCCATCAAACTGGTGAATCAAACGAAGACGACGCATGTTTTCACATGCAAATTCATCCACATTTGGTGCGTTATGGAAATAGAGATACCCCCCTAGAATTTCATCACTTCCTTCACCTGAGAAGATGTATCTACAATTTGTATTCTGTTTGATATACTTACATAATAACCACATGGGTGTACTCGCACGCACCGTTGTAGTGTCGTACGATTCAAGGGAATGGATCACATCGGTGAGATGTGAAATCCCTTCTTGTGGCGTAAATTTAACCTCTGTGTGATCAGTGTTAAGATACTTCGCAACTTTCCGAGCCGCTACGAGATCAGGACTTCCCTCGAGACCGATCGAGAAGGTCTTAATCTTTCCAATTTTCCGAGACGCGATAGATGCGATAAGGCTACTGTCAAGACCACCAGATAATAAGAACCCAGTGTCGCGTTCAGTGTTAGCCAATCGAAGATGAACGGCATCCTCAAAGCTTTGACGAATTTCATTGATCATTTTGTTATTCACATGTTTGTTAACCCTCCAATACCCAGTGTGGTAGCATACGAAGTCGTTGATGTATGAATCATATATATGCCCAGGTGGGAAAATGTGAATAGTTGAACCTAATGATACCAATGCCTTTACTTCACTTGCGAATGCGATCGAGTTCTCGTCATATCGCGTGTAAAACATGGGTCTTACACCAACGGGATCCCGTGCTGCCATGATACGCTTACCATCCGAATATATAAATGAAAAGTCACCATTAATCATATCAACGGTCTTCGTGATACCATATGATTGAATCATATTGATGAGTACTTCACAGTCACTTGTACTCTTTTCATGCCCTAACCGGAACTGTTTATGATTATAGATCTCTCCATTACATACGAGCATAGCCTTATTTTCAGTGAATGGCTGCATACCGGCATCAGTGAGATCATTTATCGCGAGACGGTAAAAGTCCATTCGACATTTTCCAATTTTAGATGTTCTATAGTCATCTGGGCCTCTATGAGAAAGGAGATATGAACCCAATTCCACTTCTTCACCGAAGAGGGCAATTATACCACACATGTTATACATAGATCTCACTTTGTTTTTAAGCTAAAGTCCATCCACTCTCCAAAATCTTCTGGATTGGCTACACCATCCATTTCCTGACCAGACATACGTATTGATTCTGTGTCTTGACCAAATACAACATCGAATGACAAAATACAGTAAAATGAAATGTTTGATCTACCCGATATTTTATCTAAAGTGTTGAAATCAAATGTTTCTATTTCCAATGAACGTTTTATAATTCGTGGTGATCCATAAGGAAACTTTATTTCCTCAGCGAGTTTCAACTTCTTGTTCTCTGATGTCATGTCGAGACATGGCCAAATACGATTTCTAGCTCTAAATTCAGCTGAATAATCTACACATTTCATTGCTACATCTTTTTCAGCAAAACACACAAAACGAGATTTCGAATTAGGATCCACGAGGCTAAGATACGTACCATTGTAATTTAATTTTATAAAGTGAAAGTCCATTTAAATATATAAGGAAATAAACTTTAAATAATATATATGAACTTCCCAAAGACTGCTGGTCAGTGTAAATATGTCTTAGCACTTAGGTCTAATAAACCTATTATAATTGGCACGGGGCCAGCCGGGTCAGGTAAAACGTTACTCGCATGTCAAATAGCAAATGAATATATTTCTAAAAATCCCAGGGCCAGAGTTATACTCACGAGACCTATAGTTACAGCGGATGAAGATATGGGGTATCTACCGGGTGATATGGATCAAAAAATGGAACCATGGACGAGACCAATGTATGATATTTTCGAGCAGTCTCTAACACATAATCAAATGGATAGATGTATATGTGTCGAACCCCTTGGATATATGAGAGGTAGAACATTTCATCAAACAGTCATCATAGCTGATGAAATGCAGAATTCAACCCCAAATCAAATGAAAATGCTTCTTACACGTATAGGTGAAGACGCTAAACTCATCGTCACTGGAGATCTTGAGCAATCGGATTTAGGTCAATTAAATGGATTAGAAGATTTGGTATACAAGATGCAGTGTATAGACATGGAGTATATCAAACATGTCGAAATGGATGATAGAGATATTGTTCGTCACCCGGCTGTTAATGAAGTCCTTCAGGTGTTACATGGTTGATTGTTGTAATTTAAGTTGTTCTACGTCATTGTCAAGTATTTGTAAAGTATCTTCCATTCTTGACAATTTAACACTCATTATTTTTTTTTCGAAATCATATTTATTACAAAAGAGTATAATTTCATTTCTTTTGTTTTCATACCATTCAATTACATCATTCATTTCTTTATCAAGGCCCGTGTACCGTTCGATAATCTTATAATCTTCAATAGGTAATGATTGTAATTTCACAGTTATTTCATTAATATGTGCGTCAAGATCCTGGTATATATCTTTAAATTCGTCATGATATTCAATCATTGTACTATATTTTGATAATATTTTTTTACATCAAAGAATCATATAGATTATCGTCTTCACGGATTTTAAATTTACCATCAGTCCATCGATGATCATCTTTATCAACACTTTTTACGTGTAGTATAGCCATCTGTGGATGTGGTGAAATCGATATAAATTTATCATAACCCGTTATAGATTCGTGTAAACTCTTATCATATTTGATTTCTGAAGGTTTATTTTTATAAACTCGATCTATATAATCTGGCCAATTAACCCAATCAAATTCGTTTACTGTAAAGCCATGATCTTCGTACCATGTATCGGTTGCACCTAAACATATGTTTATTCTAGGAACCTTTATTAAATCTATATTTGTTTCATCTATAACACCTTTGATACCTTTGATCAATTTTTCCTTTGGCATTTCATCTGGATCTATTATGAATATATAATCACCGGAACACTGACTAGTATGGAAATTTCTATGTGCACTGAAATCACCATCAAAAGATCTTTCGCATGTAACTATATCATTTTTGAAATTATCTAATACTCGTAAAACCTGTGGTGTCACATGTTTTGTATCTACTAGAACATTAATTTCATCCTCCTCATCTTTGACCCGTTTTAAAAAGGAAATAAGTGAATATAAATCTTTAGATTCATTGCACACCGTAATAGCGTAAGATAACTTCATTATTATTATTAAAGAATAAAATACCTTTAAGTTCAATATGATACCCAAAGTAATACATAAAGTACTGATAGTTGATGACGGGAAACTCCCAACATTACCCGATGGTATGAAAAAGGCACTAGAAACATGGTACCGTATGAATCCCGGATACAAGATCAAAATGTATTCAGGTGATGATTGTGTCGCGTATATAAAAGAACATTTTGATGAAAATGTTCTCAAAGCGTATGAGTCACTCAAGCCGTACTCTTATAAATGTGACTTAATGCGACATTTAATACTTTATAACGAAGGTGGATGGTACTCGGATATTCGACAGGTATGTATGGAATCTATTGATACTTTAGCCAACATAGGTAAAGAATATTACACGAGTGTTGATTGTCCTCCAAATCAAATGTGTATGTACACCGCATTTATAGGTTCTATCCCGAAACATACTATATCGAATAAAATGATCGACCTCATTTTATGGAACACCAAACAACGGCATTATGGTGTTGATTGTTTGTATCCAACAGGTCCTGGTGCGTATATGAACGCCGCGATTGATTATGTTCGAGCATACCCGGAAAAGTGTATGATCGGACAACATAGTGCCGATGAACATATTGTGTTTGCAAAACAGAGGTTCATAAAATGTAAATATAATAATGCGAGAGGTGCAGATAATACCGATATGAAAGGGACAAATGACTATGGAGATATGTGGAGAAATAATACTGTATATTTAATCTAAAACATATAAACTTCCATCTTTTGGAACGATCGTTTGTAATTGTGATTTAAATATAACGAGTAATCCTCTCCAACATTCCTCATCTTTAGTAGAGCATTTATCAAAGTGCATATGAGACAACCCATATTGCTTACACTTAATCAAAATTTGTTCCAAATTAGGAAATCTAAAAGCACCCTTTGGGCAATGACTCTCAATTGAAACGTCATGGTAAATCAATATACCACCTGGTTTTAGTATAGAACTATAGACATGCTCAAACCATTTTTGTGTGTTCCAGTGATCTGCATCCGAAAATATAAAATCATATACCGTCTTATTTTTCTCGAAAACAAATGAAAGTTCGTCACTTTCTACTAATTGTACCTTGTCTTGGAAATTTTTAATATGTTCGGGTTTTTCACCTTTCCAATCAACCCAATTGTCAACTAACGTGAGTTTTTTCAGATTTTCATTTTTTTCTAAGGCTCTTGATAGATAAGCGGTTGTTCTACCACTACCAACTCCTATCTCGAGTACATTTTCTGGTTTATGAGTCCGCACGAGACCGTAAACTAAGTCTAGATGACATTCGTCAATTGCTACAGCCTTAAACGGGTTGTCATCTGATAGAACATGTTCAAATGAATCGCTCATCTATTGTGATATGAATACACTCCTTTAATCGATATTAAAGTTGAATAAGTTATATAAATCAATGATAACCGAACCAGATTGGAAAGGTAAAACATCTAATCCCATTGGTCAAGTTATCATTGGTGATAATACAGAAATAAAAGAGTATGTGATCATAAATAAACCAACTGAATCATGTACACGAATAGGTGATAATTGTTACATTATGAGCCAGGTATTCATAGGACATGATTGTTCTATAGGAAATAATGTACAATTAAATCCCGGGTGTAGTATAGCTGGATTTGTAACTATAGGTGATAATACTCATATTGGTATGAATGCATCGATACATCAACATTCTAGAATAGGTAAATACTGTATGATAGGTGCGAATAGCTTTTTTAAAGGTGAATCACCGGATGGTATTGTGTGGGGTGGGGTTCCATCAGTTCCCATCAAAGTCAATACAATTGGTATCGAAAGATCTTCAATGTCAGATATTAATAAAAAATTACTTATCAAAGTTGGTGAAAAGTTTATTCACAGTTTCAAGAGTTCTCGCAATATCTAATGGATAACCTAACGCATTTTTAGAAAAGAATAGTTCAATATTAGATACGATCGCATCTTTCGGATTAAGTGTACCTAAATTTTCAATGTAATATTGATCTTCTGAAAACCATCTATACACTTCCTTACCACAATATATACCAATATTACGTGATTTTATAGTAGAAGAATTACTAACTTCTATATTAAATGTAATACCATTTTGACTATACCCATTTATCAATACCGATGTATGATTGGCATAAGTTATATTTATATCTTGTAAAACATCTTTTGATTTAACCAAGAATTGTGTTAAGATTGAAATGGGGTGAACGGCTAAGTCAGTTACTATGTTTACATCTTTCGGAATCATAGATCCATCATTCAACCATTTCATTTCAATATGTTTGATGTCATTTAAATCCCCTAATGCTTTTATAGCCTCATGTTGAAGCCATGTGAAATCACAATATAAAAAAACGTCATCGGGTTTCTTAGAAAAGATATCTAACGTGTCATCTAAAGTGTTACAAATAGGTTTCTCAACCCATATATTTTTTACACCTTTTTCGAATAGTTCTAAAAGGATTGTATGATGTGTACTCGCGGGTGTTGTAATAAACCAATGTCCATCTACATCTTTTACATCAGACACATTCTTAAAATCCGCATTTGTATTAAATGGATCTACGGTGATAATTTCTTCGACTGAAAATGAGGTGTTCAATTTATTATTGATGATTTTACCAAAGTAACCCAAACCTACTATTACACACTTCATTATTAAAGAGTATACACAATTTATCTTTAATAATGAAGGTACCATTTAATGATTTGAAAAGAATACATGATCCACTGCGAAAAACCTTCCATCAAGATCTTGATAAGATTATAGATTCATCAGCGTATGTAGGTGACACAATATTCGCCGATGACTTTAGAATGTATTCTGGTTCAAAACATTGTATTACATGTAATAGTGGTACAGACGCATTATATTTAGCGATCAAGGCACTTGAACTTAAACCAAAATCCAAAATTATAGTTCCAGCTGTATCATATGAAGCTACTTCTATGGCAGTTAAAAACGCCGGACATATACCATTTTTTGTTGATGTACACCCAGAGACTGGGTTAATAAATTCACGTGAGGTATGGAAACATGTAACAATGGACCCGGATATTAAATGTATAATTATTGTTCATTTATATGGACAATATGTAGATATGGAACATTTACTGAGATACGATTTTAAACTACCGATTATCGAGGACTGTGCACAAGCTCATGGTTTGGTGGTCAATGGTCAACATGTAGGTACGTTAGGAACTATTGGATGCTTTTCCTTTTACCCGGGTAAAAATTTGGGGGCTTTAGGTGATGCGGGTGCGTGTATTACTGATAACACACATCTAGCTGCGAAGATTAAACAATACGCAAGTTTAGGGGCCTCCTTATATAATAGATATGAGCATAACACAGATGGTATAAATAGTCGTATGGATGGGATTCAGGGTATGTTTCTATCAGCAAAGTTGAAACATTTAAACGAATGGACAGATTATAGAAGAGAAATCGCACATTTGTACAAGGGAGGTATGATGGGTCCCACGATACCACATGAAAGGTGGCGGAGGAGTAAGAATGATGTATTCCATGTATGTTACATTCTCGTAGATAATAGAGATAATTATATTAATTTCATGAATGGTAAAGGTATACAAACTGGTATCCATTATCCATTTTCTTTACCAGAACTGAAATGTAACGAGAAGTATTACAGGTATTGCCCAAATGCGAAGGAATTTTGTTCGAAATGTGTAAGTTTACCAATATTCCCGTATATGACTGAAGATGAGGTAGATAGTGTGATAACCAATCATAATCGTTATATTTGTTAAGTATTTTTGACGCTTTATATTTTCAAAATAGTAAGTATGAAACCAATCGTTGCGAATGTTTATATTCTCTTCATGTTCTTGGCCTACGTGATGCGTAGAGCAGGGACATTTTCAATGGAAGATAAAGTTAAAATGATTGAATTTTTGAGTTATATGGCACTCAATCCAGATAACGCCATAAACCCAAGCATGGCCAGTCTACCATTCTTGAGCTCAGCTTCAGGTGTGAATGCTCCGATTTTCTCAGTGCTGAAGTTTTCGGCTGTGAAGAGAGACGCGAGTGCCAATGTAGTAACAACACCAGTCGCAGCGATAGCGTACCCAGGATCCTCAACCTGCTGAATGACATTCTCACCCGTCATCATCCAGTTTAGAGAACCCCATAGAACACCTTGCATAGCAGCGCGACCATTGAGAATCTCAGCGAATCGAGTCTTTGGGTTATATGCCTCAATAGAAGGTTCGACCGAGGGTTCGACCGAGGGTTCACTCGAGGGTTCGACCGAAGGCTCACTCGATGAACGAACCTTATATGAAGAACGTGTACTACGTTTAGTCAACTTAGTTTGATGACGAGTGTGACAAGATGGCTTGACGGAAGAACGGATGAGAGTACTCATGACTGAATAAGAAAGGATTTGAATCTTTAAGATACTTTTTCTTTTATGAAAATATTCCTTAGTATATGTAATTGTAGAATTATACTAATTATAGTATATATTGTAAAATGACTAAAACCATATTCATTAGTGTAGTATATGAACCATGCACTAGTAATGACGAGACCAAAAATGATTGAATTCTTAAATTTTACATCAACATCTCCAGAATTTTCAAAATCCATATACATCTTCACCAAACCTGTTGACAGAGCAGTTGTTGCGATTATATCATTGAATTTCATTTCTATACTTATAGTATATAAATATTAAAATGGACGTTATACTCCAAAAATTCACTGGTAAGATTGACGCAAAGAGTCTGGTCATGGCCGTTGAGGAAATCAAGACTGAATATCTTGATGATGGATTTACTAAAGAAGATATCCCCCCCATTTTGGGTAGACTCATGATGGAGACAAACAAATTTAAGAAACTTCCTGGTCCCCAGAAGAAGAAACTTGTTATCGGTGTCCTGAATCACCTCATAGAACAAATTGATAAGGGTGAAGAAGATTCCGAATTTGAAATAATTCTTAAATCTCTTGTCCCACCTATGGTTGATTCTTTCGCGACAATGCTTAAGGCTCAAAAAGATCTTAAAAAATGTTTACCATGTCTTAACTAATATAAGGGTTATGGTCCATTATGAAATAGAATGAGATTTCCCTCATTGGAAACAATGATAACGTATGGAATATACACAGTCAAAGAACTTGAGCGTTTTGCCAAGGGTCTTGTTCCTAAAAAGAATATTGTGTGCCTAAGTGAATGTAAAGACTGTAATTTTGTATATTCTGGTCGAATGTGTATGAATTGTCAATTATGAAGTATTGTACAGTGTCAAGTTCTATGTCAAGGGGTCCGGAAGTTATTAGCAATAATCATATGTGCGCTGAGAGACGACTCATTCGTAGACTTTACAGGGAGTGTATAAAAAAAGGATATAAACCACATCAATTTAGTGACTGGTTACATAGAAAATATGGTCACTTAATTGTCTTTAGACGAACTATACATGGAGACGCTATATCACTACCGTGTGTGTTATGTAGAAAAATGATAGAGCGGTATCACATCTGTTGGACCGCACACGATGGAGTTCAATGGGTTCATAGTAAAAAAACGATTCATTTACCACCTTCTATACCAACAGCTAAACAGAAACGTGTGTTAGGATTTGGTAGTGATAATGAGTCCTAACGCTGATTCCAAATTGTTATAATCTCGTTTTAGTGGTTTATTCCGTTTAAGTTTTAATGCACTATTATTAGAAGAAGCATTCTTTATTTCATCCATCTTTTTGGTGTTTGACACAAAGGGTATAACGTTATTCACAACCGGTTTCGTATTAATCTCCTCAGGTTTCGTATCGTCAATTGTTTGATTCTTTCTGAATTGTTCTATAGTCATGTCACCCCCAAACTCTTCTAACATAAAACGATATGGAGCTGGTTTAATACTCCCAATCTGTTTATACATTTTTCTACGCATCATAATAATGTTCCCACATATAATACCACCACGACTTATACCATATTTATCTATTGCGTAAGATTTCATACAACTCCACGAACAGAAGTTTCCACACACGGAAAATTTATTTCGTCTATCATCATATTTATATGGCATATTTAAAGCTGCGCCCGGGAATGAATGACAACACCACCAACACCACATATCAATAAAAAAAATTACCTCTTTAAGTTATTCAAAACATTAACTTAAAGAGAAATCAATCCTTTATATCAATGATATTGAGTATAGATGTTGGTATAAGGAATTTAGCTTTATGCCTTCTCGATGAAGACCATAATAATCTCGTAAAGGAATGGGATGTAGATGGGATCCCACCTCAACATGCGGACGGTGTATATAAGTCCATGAGGGATCATTTAGATGCGCGACCTTGGGTACTCACAGCTAAAATTATACTCATTGAAGAGCAACCATCCTTCAATAAAAAAATGGTTTCCGTGATGCACTTCCTTCACGCTTATTTCATCATCAAGTGCCCGGAGGCTGAGACTATCATTTATCACGCTTCTAATAAAATTCCAGATATATCCGGTCCCGGTAAAGCACAATATAACAAGAGAAAGAAGGCGTCTATCGAGAGATGTGAAGCCTTTATTCGTAGCAATGATGTGAATGCACATTGGATAGATACATTTGTCAAGTCTAAAAAGAAAGATGACTTGGCGGATACCGTTATGCAGGCACTTTCATTCGTGAATAGAAAGGAAGTAATTCCGGCTTCTAAGAAGAAGAAAAAGACAAAACTATTCGCTCGAAAACCAAATGAGAATCAAAAGATGACAAAATATTCGAAATGTAATTTAGCATGGATTTATTTAAACAAAGTTGAATGCGAAGTTTTGGAAAATAATAAAAGATTCATGAAAGATTTAAAAAGATATTACAAAGACCTAAGTGAGCTGATTAAAGATATAAATGAATAGTTATTCACAATGAGTCTCGTCATCCGAATGTCCACCACCCCCACCAACAAGCCCAACATCGACAAGATCATCAAGAGTAATAAACGTCTTAAGGCTACCTTTCACTCGAAGAAACCTCAAAGGAGACATCATCGTGTAGCGATCGACGAATTGGATACATTTCTAGAACTGGTTGACGACGCTATGGATGCCATGAATGATGTCGAAGTTGTTAGTAAAGATGCACAAGA